TCGGAACGACTCAGTTACTCCTTCATGCTTAACTCTGCGATCCGCAGAGATGCAGAACGTGTCACGGCAGAAGAAATCCGATTTATGGCTTCGGAATTAGAGAGTTCTCTTGGGGGTGTGTTCTCCTTGCTCTCAACCAGTTTTCAGCTACCACTCGTCAGAATTATTTTGGACAAACTAGAGTCTAAAGGGGAGCTTCCCCCACTTGACGATGAAACAGTTCGGCCCCAGATCGTGACCGGCCTTGAAGGATTAGGCAGAAATGACGATCTTAACCGACTTTCCGAGTTCTTAAACGACATCAATCTGCTTTCACAATCACAGGGCATTCAGGCTGAAATGAATCTTGATGAGATTATTAGGCGTGTTGGTTCTGCGAGAGGAATTGAAATGCAAGGCATGGTTAAGACCCCGGAACAGAAACAACAAGAACAACAAGCGGCCCAAGAAAGGTTGAAAGAACAACAATTCTTTGAGCTTCTTAAAACGGCATCACCCGAAATCATTAAGCAGTTTGGCGGTCAATTTGGCGGCGAGGAAGCGATACAGGGAATGCCTTCACCGAACCAACTAAGTTAATATGCCAGCAGTACAAACAACTCCAACGCCTGAACCTGAATCTCAGGAGTATATCAGCGATATGGTCGCCAAGGCCGATGCAGAACAACAAGCACCAGAGGGATTAGTCGAGCAAACAGAACAGGCCGAAAGACCCGATTGGTTGCCAGAAAAATTTCAGAGCGCAGAGGACATGGCAAAAGCGTATTCTGAACTTGAGTCAAAACTAGGTTCCCAAAATGAGCCAGACCCCCCAGAGGCCCCCGCCGAAAACGTGACGGAGCAACAGGCCAATGAGATGATGAACGAGAAGGGTCTGGATTATTCAAAGTATGAAAAAGAGTTTACAGAGAGTGGCGAATTATCAGCCGACTCTTATAAAGAATTAGCTGAAAGCGGTCTTCCGAGGGAGATGGTGGACGGCTATATCAAGGGTCAGCAATCGCTGATCGAACAGGCCCGACAAGAGGGTTTCCAAATTGCTGGTGGCGAAGACCAATTCAACGAAATGATGAACTGGGCAGAACGCAACCTCTCTCCTAGTGAAATCCAGCAGTATAATAATATGCTTGGAAATGATGCGGAGAAAAATAGGTTTGCAATCAGATCGCTAAATGCTTTATGGAAACAAGAAAACGGGTCTGCACCAAATCTAATAAATGGAAGGTCAAGCAGTGCGCCCACGGGTTACGGCTCATGGGAACAAATCAGCGAAGCCATGCGAGATCCAAGGTATCAAAAAGATCCTGCTTATAGGCAAGCGGTTGAGCGCAAGGTGATGTCCTCCAACCTACCGGGGTAAAACCCACTTCCAAGTAAACAAAAGCACAGTCTGACCCTCTGCGGAGGATAATCCTATTGTAGCCGAGTGACCGAGGAAGGCGTTTTAATCCGTCTTTTAAATCACAAACCATAGGATTATTTATGGCTAATGCAACAGTCTCACGACTAGGGCAAGCTCAAGCAACGGGTGACGCTCTTAGTTTATTTTTGAAGGTCTTCAGTGGTGAGGTTCTTACCACATTTGATGAACTAAACATCATGAAGCCGTTACACATGAACCGAACTATTTCTTCGGGGAAGTCGGCACAATTTCCAATTTTAGGGACCAGTGCGGCGGAGTACCATTCCCCCGGTACAGAAATTGTCGGGACGGCTATCAAGCACACTGAAAGAGTTGTGCATATTGATGGTCTTCTGATTGCTCATGTCTTCATTTCCAATCTGGATGAAGCGATCAATCATTACGATGTAAGGCAACCATACGCCCACCAGCTTGGTCAGGCACTTGCGAACAAGTTCGACAAGAACTGTCTAATTCAGGTTCATAATGGTGGTGGTCAGACGACCAACATCACAGGCGGGAAGCCTTCTGCGGCTAATCAGATCGCACTTGCATCTGACAGTGATGATGTTGACGGCGACAAGCTTGCCGGTCATGTCATGACAATGGCCCGGATGATGGATCAGAATGATGTTCCAGAAAATGACCGCTATGTGGTTTTTGATCCGATCCAATACTACAAGATCGTTGAAGGCACTAAAGCCATTAATCGTGATTGGGGTGGATCTGGTTCATTTGCCGATGGTGAAGTTCTGCGGATTGCAGGAATTAACGTCCTGAAGTCCAATCACCTTCCTCCTTTGTCCAATGTGACAAGTCACGACTCCAACATGATCCAAACTAGCAATAGCTATATTGGTGATTTCAGGAAGTGTCTTGCAGTCGGATTTCATCGTTCAGCTATCGGAACAGTTCAGTTAATGGGCTTGAAGGTAGAATCTGAGTATGACATTCGCCGACAGGGGCATTTGATGGTGGCTAAATTCGCTCTTGGAACGAATTGGCTCCGTCCTGAATCGTGCTACCAGATCAATTATGGTGCGAATCAAACAGTAAGAACTTAATAGTCTTACTTCTTTAGGGGGCTTCGGCCCCCTTTCCCTTTCTTTATACACAATCGAATGGCTACAAGCGTAGAGAATCCGAAGCTGGAAGCAGTAAATGTGATGCTTTCGGTGATCGGGGAAGCCCCGGTCAATAGCTTAAAATCGGGTTTAGCAGATGCGGAAGCGGCTGAAAGAATACTGAACAGAATAAATAAGGAAGTACAAACCGAAGGGTGGACGTTTAACACACGAAGAAAATACTCACTTACACCTAACGATGACAAGATTGTTGAGCTTCCATTAAATACCCTAAAAGTAACGTGCGTTGACACTTCAAGGGACTTCCCTTTAGTGCAAAGAGGGTTACGCCTATATAACTTTGAGAAACATAACTATCTCATTGGGGATGATTACGATGAGGTCAAAGTTGATCTTGTGGAAGAAATTGAATTTAACGATGACCCGACTGACAAGAACAACTCCCTTCCTGAATATGCACGAAGATATATTGCAGTCCGAGCCGCTAGAGTCTTTGTTTCCAGATACTTAGGCGCACAAGAAATATATGGCTTTACAGAGAGAGATGAAGCTATGGCACGGACAGAGTTAAAACAGGCTGAAGGTGTTGTTGCAAAGCGTTCTATCTTTGACCACTCCCTTCGTGGTGAGTTTAATATTTACGAAGCACATAATAGGACTATCTAGTGCCGTTCATAAACGATTCATTCCCTAATTTTGCGGATGGGGTTTCGCAACAACCGATGGTTCTGCGCCTTCCCACTCAAGGGGATGTTCAAGAAAACGGCTTATCAGATCCATCACAGGGGTTAAGCAAACGTCCTTGTTCTGAGCATCTTGCCAAATTAGGCGATTTCGCTACTGCCAACTCGTTTGGAGCAACGATCATTCGCTCGGCTGATGAAGCCTACTTTTTACTTATCAGACCAAACCAACCCCCTACATTATACAACACTTCTGACGGGTCCAGCGTTACAGTCAACGTGACAGAACCCAACGATCATGCGATAAATTCGATTACATATTCTGGGGCGACTGCGACTGCAACCACTGCATCAGCGCATGGTTTAAGTGTAGGCGACAAGGTGCAGATCAACTCTGCGGAAGTGACAACTGGAAATAATAATTACAATGGTGAATTTACGACCATTACCGGCACAACCGGCTCGACAATAAAATACACAATGTCGGCTTCTGACACTGCCGTAAATGCTTCAGGCTCTCCGACTTTCGCCAAGGTTTACT